GCATTGGAGACACGAACTTCATCAGTGTCGTGGTAATTACCATCGTCGCCTTTCTTTTGTTTGAACTCTTTGACACGCAGAACAGCCAGATTAACGGGCTTACCAATCATGTCGATCAAGACAGGCACTTCAGTAGGGAGCTCTTTTTTCTCATCAGAGTTCCAGACTTTGACCATCTTCATCTCAACATTTTGCTCAGACAAAGGAGACTCAGTTGTCAGAAGGCAAATGTCATCAACGGTTGTGTACCCTGGGAGAGGATTCTTCTTGCCGTCTTTGGTATAGAAATTTTCACCTTTCTTGTTGGTAACGTAGACCGTTTCACGGAACTCAGTGGTTCCAGCCTTGGCAATGATAGTGACGTTCTGAGCACCGCTGGCTGCTTCACCGGCATATGCCATGGTGACTGTAGCAGCATAGACATCTGAAGGTGCTGGAGCGAAGCCACCAAGAGTATCTTGGGTTTCTTCAAGACCTTCAGTGGTCATTTTGGCGAATGGATTAGAGGACATACATCTTTCCTTTGTTTGTGATGTGGGGTGGTATGGTGTGGTGTCTCAGGGAGTGAGACTATGCGTAAAACGAACGCAGGTGGTCAAGTAGAAGCTGAGCATCATTGTCTGTGTAGGTCTCAGCAGCAGAGAACATGCCCATAGGAGAGCGGATACGTTCTCCTACAGTCTCTTTGGTCAAGCGTGTCTGAAAGACATACTTGAAGCCAAGTGCTTCATCTTCTTCAGTGATGTTCAGAAGCTTTGACTTATACTTCTCGAGGGATTTCAGAGACATTTTCTTCGAAGAAACAACTGTTGAGAAATATGCCTCTATGCCATTGTTTTTGAGAGCACCTTTGACAGGTACGGCAGTCTCCATGATCATCTTTGCTTCATTGAGCTCTGAACGTGTGTGAGCTGTAAAGATGACAGGCAATGGACAACTGGCAACATATTTTTGCATAAGCTTTTTAAAAAACTGTTGATACTTTGACCAGCCTTTCATGGGGTCAGCAGAGTCAAGAACATGGATCGATTCAAACATGTCCATGAGGAAGGTGAGAGTGTCGATAACAATAACATCAAACTCACCAGCACCTTTATCATCGACATGTTCGAAGGCTTCAAAGATCTGATACGGATCGGTGACTGTCATACCGGTAAAGTCATTTCGGAAAGGAAGCTTCTTACCGGATTCACAGTTGAGGTACATCACGCGTGGACCACCCATAAGGTGACGCAGACTTGCGGACTTACCTGTAGCACTTTCTCCTGAAATCAGAAAAAGCTGGTCGTTCTGGGTAGGGACATCTGTCATATTGGTTCCTAATTTGTATGTGTAGACGTGCGTGAATCCATGAGACCTGAGAACTCTTCAGGATCTAAGCTGAGCATGATGTGCTCTAAGGCTGGTTCAGAGTGATCTGGGTATGGACCCAAGTACGTGAGCATGGTGTGCGTATGAAGATCACGGCGTATGCGTACATAGTAGCCGTCGTCATCTTCCCCTTCATCTTTGCGAACAATTTCAAACAAAATTTGATATCCATCCACAACCTCAAGACGGGCAAATTTACTCATAATTATTCCTTTTGATATTGCTGCTCCCTACCACGCTAGGAATGGTAGGGAGCGTTACAGAGACGTTCGAGGTAGGGTAGGAGCCCTCCCACCTACTACGGCAATCCCTGCAACCTCTTTGCGACTGTCACGAGGACAGTTTTACGCAACTCACTTTCGTCAAGCCCCTGAGATAGCTTGCGATTGAAGTTAAGCAAGCTTTGCTCAACCTCGTTGTATGTCATGCCGTTATCTACAAGAGCCAAGGCAAACTTGATCATCTGGTTGCTGCGGTTACCGTTTGCGATACGCTCAGCAAACCAACGCTCAAGGTTGTCGAGAGATTCCAGATTCACAAATTCCTTTTGGAACTGTTCGTTCTTTGATGTTTTGGGAACAAAAGGCAGAACATCAAGAAGCTGGTCAGTCATGTTATAGTGTACTTTTGCTTTGTCGTTAGACATCCATTTGCGGGAACGCTGGTTCGCGCTTTCATCAACGGCAAACGGAAGCCACTTCACAATATTTTGCATGAAGTCACGGTAGTCATCACGATCGAGAGAAAGCTCATAACTGATCGGCAGCATGATACGGAACCGGTTGTCTTCATCCGTATGACGCTTTGTTGTGTAGGTCATGAAAGTGTAGTCTTCGAGAAGCTTATGAACCATGCTGAGACGAACGCCACCATCAACATCCAACACAACCATGTTGAAGCCTTGGATCACGTTTTCTTCTGCTCGATGCTCTTTGACAAAAGCGTGGTTTGTCCAGTGGTATCCAGACTCTGTAACCAGATTATGCAGCTGGTCAAAAGGTACACGCTCATGCCCATAGTTGTAGGCAAAGTCAGTCGAGTAAGAGATATCGATCTCATCCAAAGAAGTCTCGTTGAGGGTGTCACCGGTAAAGAACTCGATGCCATCTACAAAGGCCTTCTTGAGGACGATGTGCTGACGAATGCCAAAGGCTGTTGCCAAGGTCATCATTTCAGAACGCGCTGATGCACTTGCCTTATAGAAAGGCAAAGCTTCATGCAGATCAGCATGCGTGACTTCTTGTCCACAGTTGGCAATGTAGTGTGCCAGTTTCATGTATGGCTTTTCACGGGTAAGCAGCTTTTGAAATGCTGCACCAGATTCCTCTACCAGCTTGATGGCAGAGTGAAGGTGAGACATTTCGATGGAGAAGCTTTCATCAATGAAGGCCAATGCGCCGGCCAACTTCATTGCTTTGAAGTAGCGGTGTGACATTTCTGTTTTACGTATCTCATCGTAGAGGGGCAGTTCCTTAGCTGCACGCTCACACAAGATACGGTATTGCAGACATTCGATGCCAACATCGTCAGCCACATCCAAAGACCAGTTGAACTTGTCTGGAGTTGCCAGTGAGGTCAGATGACTGGCCCACTTAGCAGCCATCATTTCATTGGCTGGATTGATCAAAGAAGCATAGATCTCTGCTGCAGAAGCATCATTTGCTGCTGGTTCAGGGTGACCCATAGCAAAGATACAGCGGCGGCCGTAGCCAGTCTCAAGGAAGGAATAGAAAGCATCCTCTGTGGACCCACCATCAAGAAGCTTTGAAGGCGTACCAAACAACAACATGTTTGAAGGGGTCTTACCTTCAATCTCTTCATGTCGTTTGTTATCGGCTGTGTTCTTTGTCAGCTTAGGTTTGATCATACCCTGGTCATAAAGCTCAAGGTACGTGTTGAGGACTTCGGTGGAGCCAATCAAGTTGGATCCAATCTCATCGATCTGAAGATTGATTGCGCCGGCACCAGCCAACAAAAGCTTTTGCCGTACCTGCTTGATGGCAGGAGCTGAGCCACTGTCGAAGCTGTAAGGGTAAGCGCCGGTATCGTTGTACTCTTTGAGCAGGCCAGTAAACTCATCTTTTTCATCAGTCTGTTTACGGACAGCACGCTTTGTAGCGATAGACCACATGTTGTTTTGAGCGATGTCTGGAAGAGTGTTTTCAACGAAGTTTTGACGGAATCCATGCATGATCTCGTTTTCGAGAATGCCTAGGGAGAAGCCCTTGCCTGTGCCTGATGGAGACAAGGCCAGAGTATAGGTGTTGACCGGTATGTTACCACGGTCTTTGGTGTTGATTGTGGTACGCATAGAAGAGGCAACGACGCTTAGAGAGTAAGCAACGATTACACGGAAAAATGCTTTGTCGTTGTTTTGGGTCTTCGTTGACAGGACTTGTGTGATCTCTTCAATGGCATGGTGATGCGGAACTTGTTCTAGATCAAGCATGCTCGTAATTATCCTTCTGGGTGCATATGGGAAAAGCAGGGCAATATGCACATGCCTTCACTTTGCCGGTAACGGTGATGACAATGCCTTTGCCTTTTTCAGCACAAAAACGGTTAGCCTCGTTAATGTCGGCAAAGTTCTTGGTGGCACGTCCTGATATTTTTGATGGATCAGAGAAGTACTTGTACACGGGTGAACTACGCCACAGCTCAGCATCAGTACACTCAGGCAGGGACTCTTCTGGGAGCTCTGCAGAGGCTTCTAGATGACGTAGCTTGGTTTTGATCCAGGCTTCCGTCTCAGACAGGGACATGAGCTCTACACGGTGCTCCAGTACTCTCTGTTGAGGGTACTTGGGGTTCTGTTTAGCTTGTGCACGTGACCAGTCTGTAAAGATGAACTGGATGTTGATGTGATCTTCGGTGATTTTATCTTGATGGATCCACCGATAGATTGAACCCTGAAGTTTGTAATCTTCATCTTTGGATCCAAGCATCCAGCTGTAGACGGATGTGGATTTGAAGTCTTGAAGTGTGCCTTCAAGCACCATGTCAAACTTACCCGACAAAGTGTATTCCATGATTTTGCGGGAGCCACGTTGCTCTAGCCAAATAGGGATCTCATCTTCTTCGAGATCACCTGGGTTAACGCGGATCCTTTCAATCAAGGATGATGGATATCCAAGCTTGCGAAGAGAACTGGCATAGTCATGAGTCCATGCTTTCTCAATGCCATCGTGGATGGTGTGACCAAGGCGTGATGCAATGAAGTCAGATACATCAGGAGTTTGCCGTGCTTCAGGAGAGAGACGTTCCCGAAGCAGGATCTGACGTACTGGCTTAAGCAGTGCAGTGGCTGAGATAGACTTACCTTTAGGGAAGAAGTCATATCCATCAGCAGCAAGCCAGACAGCCAATGGCAAAGAAATTCCGCTGATATTGGTAATTTGTGCCATGGTGTCTGGCTCCTGTACTGGTGTGGTTTAGAGTGGTGTGGTGTTCAATCAGTATAGATAACTTGAGCTGATTCACCTGCCAAAGCAAAGTAGGCAGCACCATCGACGTAATCATCTAAGTTAAGAGTTCCTTGACGAGCACGTGACATCTTCAGGATAGCCATAAACATCCATCCTTGGGTCTCATTGAGGAATGTACCGTTGAGAGCATTGAAGGCATCTACAGCAGCAGCCATGGAGCGTTCGGCTTTGCCTTCATCGTCACGTTGAGAAGCCCGATCAGCAATAGCATCACGGGCAGTCTCCAAGATATTAGGAGCTTTTTGCATGAAATGCCTCCGGCTTCATGTGACCCAGATAAGGGAAGTTTTCAAAGACGGTGTCTTTGACATCTGTCTTAGGAATACCTGTCTCTGTCTCAAGACGTGAAAGGGCAGCATTGTGGGTATCACGAAGAACCTGCTGGGTAATTTCAGGTGTCTCCAACTCAAGCAAAACGTTCAAGGTACGCTCTTTGAAAACCTCATCTTTTGTGTAGATGACCTTAACGGCCGCCAAAAAGAAATGGGATTTTGAAGAGCCCTTTCGAGGCTTTGGATTACGATGATCGTCAAGCATATATTGGTTCCTTGTGTTATGCTGCTTCAGAGACAAGGTCTCGGACACTGTCTTCTGAAGCATGATTTGGCAACTCAATTTCTTGAGCCCAAGTGGGATAGAAGATGCTCAAATTACCGCCAAGCTTGACAGTATCATGTGCAATATCAGGATGTTCTTGCCATTGAACGGCCTTAACCAGATGCTCGTTCACATACTGCAAGATCTCAATATCATCAGGAATCAGATAATATTGTGCATCATGGATGTGAGCGATCGGCCGGATTTGTAGTCTGTACTTGCTGGCACGTACTTTCTGCATGAACTCAGAAGCAGCACGTGTGTTGAGCAAACACCATGATTGACCCAGTGCATTACCGGCAGTACGGCCTTCGGCCTCTGCCTCATAAGGTGTGGCAGAGTTACCGCGGATAACTTGATGGAGCAAAGGTGTGCGTACACGCAAACCAAAGGCAGCACTGATGTAGCCTGTACGAGAAGCTTCATCGAGTTTGTCTGCTACCCATTGATCACTTACTTTGTAAAGCTCGTGGTACTTGTGCTCGATCTGTTGAGCGACAACCTTAGAGAAGCCGCCTTTTGCCATCAAAGTGATGTAAGTCCCTTGATAGGTCAAAGCGAATGTTGGCATCTTTGAGTCTTGTCGTTCAGCTTTGTAGAGGGTCTTGATCGAGTTGATGCTTTTCACAGATGTTGGATCAATATCAGGCATGCGCTCAGCAAAGTAAGACTGTGCTCTTAGGCAGTGACCGTCAAAGCCGTCTGTGTAGACTTTCAGCTTGTTTGGGTCTCTAGTCGTGAGAGCTGAGATCATGTCTTCAAGTGAGTTGAAGTCCAAGCCAATCATGAGCCAACCATCGGGAGCAACAAAGCAGCTCTTGATAAGCTTTGCGTACTTGGATCCTGTGGCAGGAATGGTTTGAAGGTTTGGATTTGAAGAGCTCAATCGGCAAGACACTGTGCCACCCAGGTTAAAGTTACCAAAGAGGTAATGGCATCCATCTGGACCTTCTACAGCACTCTCCAACGCAGGGATGAAGGTGGTGTAGATTTTGTCTACCGATTTGTAATCCAGCAAAGCATTGATGAGATCAATGATATGAGAATCTTCGGTGTAGGCTTTGAGCTTTTCAAGGACTTCAGCTTTAGTAGCTGGTTGTTTGGTCTTGGTTCTTTCAATGACCGGTAGCCCAAGATGATCATGCAGCAGGTTTTGCAGCTGGTCTGGACTGTTTGGATTGAACTTGTCAGGGTAGTCAGCCAAAACAACACGCTTGATTTTAAGCTCGTTGTTTCGTTTTTCTACCCAACGCTCAGCAAGCATGTAGGTGAAGTCTTGGATGTGCTGTTCATGGTAAATGCGTTCAAGTGCACTGTCTCGATCCACCTCCAATAGCAACTTCACTTGGGACACTTGATCCATATCAACAGGCATGCCTGTCAGCTGCATTTGAATAATGTCGAGGATTGCCGGTTTGAAGATTTCCTCATAGATATTCAGCTGATCGTCATCCACCATCTTGTCCCACCACTTGTGGTAAACAAACCAAGTGGAGCATGCATCGACAAGGTTGTACTCAAGCAGCTCTGGCAAAGGAATCTTGGTAATGTCTTTGATTTCTTCGACAGCATAGTTACCTGCAAACTCTTGCGCCTGATCTTTGAGACCCAGCTTGTTACCCGCACAAGTGTTGGTGGCGAGGTAAGAGATAAGCTTGGTATCATGCCAATTTGAAAGCATGATCTTGAGACCATCAAGCAAACCTTTTGTATCGATCAAGTGCTCCATGAAGAGCTGATAGATTAAGACCGTAGCATCATAGCTAATGTTGTGGAACAAAAGGGGTTCATCAAATTCACGAAAAAATCTGACAAGAAGCTTACGTACAGCTGCACCATGGATGCCCATGTCGATTGCAAAGGCAATGCCTTCATGCTGGTTCCAAGCAAAGCTGATTGTGCCAAGACCAGCGGAGTAGTGCTTGAGTGAGAAGGCTTCAATGTCACAAGCCAGTGGGCATTGCATGTCCATAAGCTTTTGGAGCCATACAGCGATATCAGCTGGCGTGTGAGGGTACTCAGCAGTTTTGAGGATGTCATGCCCTGGCTCTTGGTAGTTGCCTTTCATATGGCTCCACAGAGCGTCTAGTGCAGTTGTGATACGTGCTCTAGTAGGGATTGGGTTGTAAAACACCTGACGGTAGTTTGGTACAAAAATGACATTGAACTGACCTGCCATGTCGGCAGGAAACTTGTTTGGAAGGACATAGCCAAGGTAGGGATCTACTTTAGCTACACCTGCAAGTGTCTTGAAATAGTCACTATCGGTAACGAGGATGTACTTGGTGTCGATCTCACTGAGCAATTCAAGCATGTCAGTGAGAAAGGCTTTTTGATCAACTACCTTGGTTTTCTTGCCGGTTGTGTGAAGCTGATAAGCAATGACATCTTCAGGATCTATGAGAGAAGGTTCAAGATACTCTTTGGTTATACCAACAGTTTCGAGCTTGGGAGCTAAAATGCAGATAGGGTAAGTCGAGTTCTCATGATCTGTAAATGTCTGGAAGTTCATCAGAAGAGCATCCTGCTTGCTAGGTAATGATCAATGACCCGAAGCGTTGTTGATTCATAGCTATGAAGTTTCATAGGCATATCTATCAAGGTGTACGCTTCAGGTCGGGTGCGTGGAAAGTCAGCGATGACAGGGAGAAACTGCATGACCGTATTGGGAAGTGCATCACGCAAATCTTGGTAATTCACGCAAGGAACCAGCAGTGTTTTAAGGCCTTGCTTTAAAATCAGCTCGTCACGTTCTATGGCAAGTTTCTCTGTATGTGCATCAAACGCTTCTGCAAAGATGGATGGATGTGCCGGCACTTTGCGAGCATGCGCTAATGATGCAACTGGAAGAGAAGTATAAAGCCTGCCAGATACCAGATAGCTGCTG